CACTTGCGTTACCTACAGCAGTTCTAATTTCCGCATCAGTCTGATCTGCAGTAGCACTAGCTTCTATGGAATTTAACTTAGAATGGTCAGCATCTGTGAAGACGTTACTATCTGCAGCACTTTCTACTAATGTGCGTACTTCTGCAGCGGTTTGATCTGCTGTAGCACCGGCTTCTATTCCATCTAGTTTTGTACCATCAACAGATACGTCCCTGCCATCAACCGTGCCAGTAGTAGTAATATTCCCAGAATATGTGACATTATTAAACGTGGTATTATTAATTGTACCGCCAGTAATTGCTACTGATGATCCAGACTGACCAGCAAAGTTCCCGAAGACTTCTACTTCAAGCAAATCGCCTGCAGTTGCTCCTGCGTTGAGAGTAACACGATTGTTGGCTGCAGATACTGTATAATCTGTAGTGGTTATCAGTCGGATGCCGTTTAAAAATACGTTCACCAGACCGGCAGTATCGATAGTCATCGTATTGCTGGAACTGTCGTTTCCGGAAAATACTGTCTGTCCTGCAGTTGCCACATAGACAAAGTCTGCTTTTATGCCTTCAATGGAAGCAGAAGCTGTCTGCCATTCTGAACCCGTATAAACTCTGGTGACGTTGCTGGTACTATTGAAATACAGCGCACCTGTAGCCAGAGCATTTCCGTCTAGGTCTGTAGAAGGGTCTGAGGATGCTGCACCCAAGTATGTGTCTTGGAAGGTGTCCAGACTACTAGCCGCTGCAGTTGCAGAATTTGCTGCAGCCGTTGCCGAATTTGCGGCGTTAGTAGCACTTGTAGCAGCCGCTGCGTTAGAGCCTACGCCGGTATCAACATACGCCTTTGTAGCAGCGTCTGAGTTAGCCGAAGGAGTAGCCAGATTAGTGACCGTATTACCCCCAGTATTTATGTTTCCTGTTAGTGTACCACCAGCTAGGGGTAGTTTAGCTGCAATAGAGTTTGTAACCGTAGTAGAGAAGTTGGCATCATCACCAATTGCTGCAGCTAATTCGTTCAGCGTGTCCAGAGCAGCCGGAGCAGATGCAACTAAACCGCTTACCTGAGTGTCTACATAATTCTTAGTAGCTGCTTGCTGGGCAGATGTTGGATCAGATACGTTTTCAATGGTAGTACTGGTAACATCTATTGTACCATTTACCGTCAGGTTATTTAAAACAGTAGTGCCGCTAGAAGCAGTTACATTACCGGCTAGGTTACCAGTTACATTTCCTGCTACCGTACCTGTCAAAGGACCAACAAAACTAGTACCAGTGATGGTAGACCCGCTAATGGCTGCTAGTACGTTAGCACCAATGACAGTACCATCTATGGCACCGCCGTTAACGTCGATGGCCCCAAAAGTAGACGTGCCAGAAGAGGTGATATTACCGGTTACATCTCCTGTCACTGCGCCTGTATGCAAGCCAGTGGAATTACCTACTAGATTACCGGTGATATTACCCGTTGCTGAAATAGTTGAGAACGCACCAGTACCAACAGAAGCCACGCCAATGTCTGTACCATCAATGTCACCGCCGTTGATGTCCACGTCTGTGATCATAGTACCGGCAAGGTCTTGCTGGACTAACTCGCGCCAAACAGCAGCCCCGCTGGTATTACCTACGCATACATAAATACGCCCAGTGCTACTATTCTCCCATAAAGACCCCGGTGCATAGCCATCTCCGCTATCATCATTTGCGGTAGGAATAGAATTTGTGACGTTGTTCTTACCGCCTACACCACCATTAGCCAAAGGAAGATAGCCGGTGACAGATGTAGCAAGGGGTATTTGTGGGCCGTCTCCTGTACCGCCCGTGTGGGTGTGACCGCTAGAAGAATTAAATGCCGAAACAAGCTGGTTAAACTCCGCATTTAAAGGCGGTGCAGTAATACCCGCTCCGTTGATTATCGTAGCAGTTGACTGCCTTGTGTAACCCGCCATTGACTATCGTCTCCCTGCAACTGAATATTCAAAAACCATACCTTGAATTGAGTATGGTTCTGTCTGACCAACGGTTACGAAGGTGGCTTGGACAGCAAATCCGCTACCTTGAATATCACTAGTCATAATTGGTTTGGATGAACCACCGTAGAGGACGTTGGCGGCTGCGTAATTAATATTTCTACCTGCGTATCTGGTAGGCGCACCGGTAGAGGATTGAGAATAGGTATTAGGTGCTTGGACATCGCCATCACCCCAATCGTAAGTAACTGATAAGAGCAGTTCTAGTGGACCTTCCGCTCTGATAAAGGTGTTTATCTTGCGAATTACCTTGCGCTGTTCAGTCTCGCCAAAATCCAAATAAGGAGTGGCATAAACTGCGACAATATCATCACCGTTAAAACTGGTGCCTACTTCCTGCCTGTATACATTCCCGTCATGGTCAGCGTGTAGGATTACCTCTTCTGTGCCTACATAATCTGAGGTACAACAAGACGCACGTATTCCCTGTAATTGTCCAAAACTCCAATTAATAGAACCGCCATCCTCAGATAGACCGCCTATTATCCCTTCGGAGTCTACAACAGATGGGCTGATGGTCCCATTGGCAGCGGTAGAGGCACCAAAAAAATACCTCACTTGAGATTTAGACCTGATTACTACCCCGCTGAGAGTATCCATGTCGTTGTTCTTGATGATGTCAACCAGAGTGGCTTGTATAGGCTTAGAGACTGTCTCAAGTTCGACATCACCAATTCTACTAGTACCGGCAACTGGTCTAAAACCATCCGGTGCTAAAAACATAAGGTCACCACCGATTTCAAGAACGCTATCCCGTGCTACACAGCCCACGTTGGTGGTAACCTGTTCTAAAACGAATGCTCCGGCAGAACTGACAGAAACCTTCTTGATGTCCTTATTACCAAATACAAACAGGTTATCACGAAAGGGCTTAATCTGGACTACATCGTAACCCGCTGCTATCTGACCGCCGCCTGCAGCCGTAGTCCATGTGTATGGGTCGTTAGGGGCTGAATGGGCTACTACCGCTGCAGTGCCTTTGTGTCCGGACAAGAACAAGTGGTTTTCAAATACGTCTACCAGAGCCGGAGCGTTTAAAGCCTGCGCTCCACCCGCCGTGTTACTACCGCCTGCAGCAAAACCGCCTGAGTTAGTCGATTTAATCTCTTCCCAGTTTGCACCATCAAAGACAATCGCAGGGTTAACGCCGTCTACAAAGCAAATCTTATTTCCGGTGCCAAAATTAAACTGGGCGTGGCGTATCTTGCTGACCGTCAGGGTACTGGCAGTCATTGGGCGAGTTACGCTGTAATCCAGAGTGAATTTTCTCCAGCCTATCCCAGCGGTGTAATAGTAGAAACTATACGTGCTTCCACCAGCATCCTTACGCGCAGCAATGATCTTAGTGGAGTTGCTTACATCATCCTTAAATATGGCTAGGCCTAGTACTGGTCCGGTGCCAGTTGTCTGTCCTGCTACGGTCACTTCTCCGTAGTTACTGTCATATTTAGAGAAACCCTCAATACGCCGATAACCGCCAAATAATGATGGTTCATAATTGACTAATCTAGTAGCACTACCGGGGTTATTATCGGATAAGTCCAAATGATTTTCATTGGAATTAAGACCACCGGCAGAGACAACTTTTAATGAGGCTATCTGGTCTGGCATTAGAACCTGACCCGTGTATCGCGGATGTAATCAAACTGGTTGATGTACAAACTCTGTAGGTCTTTTAGCCCTTGTTCAAAGGCTACATAGGACGCTTGGGCTGACTCTACATTATCCTTGAACATGTACATGTGATACAGCGCACCGTCTACGAGGACGCTGTCAAAGGATGTAGGCACACGGGTTACATCATCATACAAAGTGAGGTCGGTGTAGTTGAGGAAGTAATTGAATTTTACCTTGTAGGCTTTGTCCGGCGTAGGGGTTACTCCAAATGCACTTCCATGAGCAGGGTAAATGTGCGTAGGCACTCCTCTACCGGCTGCGCCAGAGGTAGTGTCTGTGTCGCGGTGATATCTGTAGTACTCATCTCTATCCATTGAAGCCATTGTAGCGTTCTTTGAACCTAGATTAGCGTCCTCTAGTATTTGGAAACTGTTGAAGTCTGCTGTTTTTAAATTGGAAGGCCAAGAGTACTCTTCTGTGCCTGCAACTAGTGTTTGTGTGTGGGTAGCCGCATTAAAGGGCCATCCAAATTCTGCCTGATTAATACGCGCCAAAGAAGCCTTGACCGCATCCTTACTCAGTGCATGTACACCTCGCACAGACGAAAAATCAGCGTCAGAGATTTCCACCTCGTTTAGACGCCGCAAGACCTGATTACATAGCGAGATGTAAGTACTAGGCATACTAATTCCTTAGAAAAGGGATAAAGGGGCCAGCACAAGCCAGCCCCTAAATTTATTAGGCTAGGTTGTACCAAGCATTGAACAGGCTATCGCTGCGCAGGATTTTTCTAGCATAGAGATTCATGCCACGGACGATGTCCGCGAAGGTATCTGGTGACCGGAAAGTCTCTGTTTTAGAGATTTGCTGCGCTGTAGCAACTGCACCCATATGACCAGCAACCAGAACACCGTAGTGGGCTGTAGAACCGGCTGCAGTAGCAGTACCGGGTCCAGTGCCTTTATACGGCAGGTTGTTAGACTTATAAACGTCAAAGCCACGAATTTTATTAGGCAGCTTGCCGTTACGCAGTTCATCACCACCACCGAAATCGGAATTGATGAGTTTTGACGAGGTGTCTAGAAGGACTTCGCAGAACACTGGGTCCACAACGATA